TCTCAATTTGTGAAATCGCCAACATCGCTCTTTGAACTGCCGTTTGTTCAGCTTCATTTAAGTGTACCTTAAAATCTTGAATATCTGACGTAAAGTTAAACTCCGTATGAACCCAGTACGAGTGTCTGATAGCATCTACATACTCCACCAACTCAGGGTATTCATAAGGTTTTAAATTTACTCTTTTTGAGAATATATTAGGACGGTGTTTAGAACGATAGATGATGTATTCTCTTGCAACATCATTCAAACCGTTGTCCATAAGTTTATTCTCTACCATATCGTGAATTTCATCCACGTGTGGTACTTTATCTTTATCGTCTCTAAAGAGACTTTTTCTTGTAATACGAGCGATTTTTTCAGCCATTTCCTCATCAACAGAACCAATCGATTCCATCGCCTTCATAACAGCTCTTTTAATCTTTTCTTCTTGAAAGATTACTTTTTCACCACTTCTCTTAATTACAAAACGAGCATCTTTGTCTTGCATTTCTTGCAAATTTTCCATAACCATTTTTACTTAATTATTTATTTTGTGTTGTATCCCTTTGTTGACGTTTGTCCATCAACTGTTTGATTCTGTCTCGATTTCTTTCTTCAGTCTTCTCTTCTAAACCTAAGAACGTCATACTTTGTTCAGTATCAATTACCAACATTTCATTATCATACTTACAATTCTCGAATATGATACCATCTTTACCAATACGAGATTTCGTGATTGCAATGGTTGCCAAATTCATCTCTTTCTGTTGTAGTGACTTCGCCACCGAAATGATTACGTGTCCAACCTGAGCCTTCTTAATAGAACCACCCATTTGGTCTGTAGTTACCACCTCAGATGAAATAGAAGAACGGTTACCTTGAGTTGCAGTCCATCCTACGATATCAAGTTCGTGACACATAGCTTCGAACGCTCTCATAACAGAACCCTCACTCTTCCATTCGTCACCTAAGTGTTTGTCAGGAGTAACACAATCAATATAATCTAAAACAATCATATCAATCTTATTACCCTCAGCAATCATCTTACGAATTTGATTCTTAATCTGATTCATTGTCATCGTATCTGATGGTAGTTTTTTAAGGGTTAGACGATTCTTAGTGTTAGTCTTAATCTCTCTAACCTTCTCCATCACATCATCTCTGTGACTTGACAAGTTGTCAGGAGCAATTCCTGTCCAAAGGGTAAAGTGTTTACGTTGGATAATCTTTGGGTTGTCCTCAAAGAAAACCTGTAAAACATTGTACCCAAGGTTGAAACCATTGTTCGCAATCTTAGTCAAGAATGTAGTTTTACCTACCCCTGTCGGTGCTAAGATTACACCAATTTCACCTTTTGCCAATCCACCTTTTAATAGGTTGTCGATACCAGGTACTCCCATCGGAATTGGATGACGGTAATCATCGTCCAATACCACATCCAAATTAGAGAATACATCGGATGTACCTGTATCTACCTCACCAACCTGAAGTGCTTCACGAACCATTTCTTCTAAGTGGTCATAAGACTCAAAATCACCCTTATCGATAATCTTTTGTGCTTTTGACATTACCTTCTTAAGTTCTTGTTGTTTACAGAACTTTAAAGACTTTTCTTGAACAAAGTCGGAACCCTCAATTGGTGCCTCTTTTACCTCTGACAACATATCCAAGACCATTTTCTGAGCCATTGAAGATGAAATCTCACTTTTTGTAAGTTGGTCTAATGTTGCAAATGTCGGAGCGTGTTCATACTTGATGTAATACTCCTTAACCATCTGCATGATTAGCTTGAAATATTGATTATCAAAGTACTTCGGGTCCAAAACGTCAACGATAGAATTCGCGAAATCTTTGTCGATTACGATGTTATTTAGAAGTTGGATTTGGAAAGAGTTACCTAAGTAACCGAAGTTAATTTCTTTTGACATATCAATAAATTTTCTTATGGGTAAAATATAAATATGGTTAAACTAGTTGATAATCCATGTACTTGTACGTTAAATCTTCGCTTGAAAAAATGTCAGTCAAGGAGCGAAGTACACTTTTTAGGTGCGGGCGTACGTCTACGGTGTATCTTATCTTAGGTGGGAAAATTTTAGCGTCTATAATTTTATGACAAATTGTCTCATCGCCAAGTTTAATAAAGATGTTAAAGTGTTCATCATCGTCAGTATTTGAGGTGTCCAAAATGGTTGGGTCAACTTCAATTTGTGATTGATTGTCAATCATATAAATCAAAGTTTTCTTCTTTAAATCATTCACCAATTTCTCAGCGATTTCATTAACCTTCTGAATCACATCAACACTCTTACGTGCTTTTGGATTGTAACCTCTAACGTTGTAATAACGTTGTACGACAAAGTTGTCATTCAAAGTGAGTAAAAACTCCATCTTTGTTACATCATTTTGCTCTTTCATAATTTTAATTTTTGTTGTTAAAGCGTTTTTTTTCTTTTCTTGTTAGTTTCATAAATGGTTGTAAAAATTCTACCCAAGCATCATCTTGTTTAGGTAGGTACTTGAAGATACCGTCCTCGTTCATGAGTCTCATTAGATTCTGATATCCTCTACCGTCTGGGTCGAGTTCCTCTCTGTAGTAAGATTCCACTTCTTGTTTTCCTTCTTCATCCATCAATGGTTCGGACAAATCTACGAGCTTTTTATTTAATTTGAAAAAATCATTTCCAAAAACTCCTCTTTTTGTCTTTCCCTCAACGATACTCAGAAGGACTTTCCGTTTGTCCCCTTCATTAAGTAACTCTTCAGTACGGTGTATAATATTGTCAACAGATACGACATTGTCCAATATCTCAGGAAATATCTTTGCAAAAGTCTTTTCACCTAATAATTGAATACCATCAATATTGTCCGACTTATCCCCCGTGATAATCTTAAATGTTTTGATATTCTGATGAGGTATAGAAATATCCTTTAAAGGTATTAAATCTCCCATCTTAAAGGTTTTTCTATGGTTAGGTGAGTACACCTCTACATTGTCTGAGATAAGCTGTGTAAGGTCCTTATCTGATGAAAATATAGTTTTTCTTTCATCGTGAGAAATATGACAATAATGTGCAATAGCATCATCAGACTCACATCCGTCAATCGTTATTTGTCGCACAAACATTTCCTCCAAATACTGACGAACACGACCCATCTGCCAATAGAAAGAAATCTTCTTGGCTTCGTTCATTTCATTTTTACGGTTCATCTTGTATTCAGAGAATAAAGCTCGTCTTTGGGCGGAATTATCATTCCCATCCCAAAAGACGATTACTTTATCATAGTTGTACTCCTCTAAGAATTTTTTCAGAGTGTTGACGAAATGGAATATTCCACCAATATGATTTCCGTTGTGGTAAAATTCTCTTACCCCGTGAAAACCTATTTTAAATAAATTATTACCGTCAACTAATAGAGTCTTTGTCAAAATACCTCACTTAAAAGGTTACACTTTCTTTTTCTTCTTCAAGTCTAAAGTCACCTTCAGTTCCGATGACTTCTTTCCAATATTCCGATTGTTCAGACTTATAAGTCTCAATCGATTTCTTTTCTTCCGCTGCGTCTTTACCTGCCAAGAATCCATGTGGTGTTACAATGATTTTTCCATCTTCATAACCCAAACCGTTAATGTGGTTTTTCATTACAGATACTTTGGTACGTGTGGCAAATTTAACCTTTCTTTTGTCTTTTACCGCAGTGATTTTGTTGGTTCCCGCATTTTTTTGATTACCGAATAAGAACACCAAAGATGAATTCAACCAAATTGATTCACCACCTTTAGCTTTAATCTTCGGTTGACCAAATGGGTTGTCAGGAAGTTCCACCCATGGTTGATTCACAATAACCAATGTATTCTCGTAATTGGAATCCGCTTTTCTTGACCCTGAGACACGTTGGTTAATACCCATACCTATCTTGTCAGCCAATGTTGCCGCGTTATGTTGTTTACCACCCTTACCCTCAAATGTCATCTTACACGGAACAGAACCTACTGAATCCCATAAGAATAATAAAGAGTAATCCAACTCACCTTTAGATTGAGCATCCAAAAGTTCGTTGATGTAGTCCGTGATTTGTTCAATATATTCAAAGTTGTTATTGAAGATAAAGAAACCATCCCATTCCAATTCTCCCGTTTGTTCATCAACCACCTCTTCACACTCAAAACCCATAAGTTGTGCGTGTTCGAAGGACCATTTCTGTTCTGTAATGATGAAAACAGGTAAAATACCTTTTTTCTGTGCATCAACCGCAGTCTTTACTAACGCAGTTGTTTTACCCGTATCTGAATGTCCCAAGAACATGTTCAAATGTCCAATCGCCGGACCAGGTACACCAACGGCATCCAAGAAGTCACCACCCAAATCAAAGAATCTTTGGGGTTTGTATTTTGCAGAAGTAGAAAACTTCTTCTTAATACTACTAAAATCTTTTTTCTTAATTGCCATATTTTTTTAATGATAATAATGGTACCGACACGAATGCCGGTACCATCTGATTAGTTGTTTTTAGAATGGTAAATCTTCATCGATATCCATATCCGCTTGTGGGTCAGATACTTTTGTTGACGCTGAGTCAGACGATACTGAACCTCCCAATGTCATTTCTGTGTCATCACCATAAACATATTTTTTCAACTCTGTATCCCATACAGGTGTTTCACCTCTTGAGATAGCTTCCAAATACTCAACTGGTTTCTTTGAGTATACATCTTCCCATGTCAATTCATCATCCATCCACTCTTTCATTTGAGCAGAGTCTGTGTGAATCGGTGCTGGGTCGTCATACATAATAGTCTTAACTACCGTGTACTCAATACCTGAAGGTGTTTTTGCTTTTGATAAATCAACAATCAAATCACGACCTTCATTCGGGTCTGTTACATCACCCTTTTGTTTCCAAATTGGAATGATTTTGTCCAAGATACCTTCTTGTTTGTAGTTGTCTTTGAATCTCCAAAACTTAGGTCCGTGGTCTTCATTTTCACGGTCAATAAGTTTCACTACGTAGAATTTACGTGGACGGTACTGACGAGCCAATTCTTTGTCTGACTCTTTACCTGTAGACATCAACTCTTCATAAACCTCAGTAAGTGGTGAACGCTCACCATCGTTCTTTCCTGGGTCGTAAAGTTTAGTCCATTTTCCGTCAATCTGTACTTCGTGGTACCATACCTCTTTAAAAGGTGATGAACCATCAGGAGTAGGAAGGATACGGATTGATTTTTGACCAGATTTGGTCCCTTTTGGTAGATACGTTGTGAAGTATCTTTTTAGTCTGTCTTCTTGAGACATTGTTGTGTTTCCACCACCACTGCGTTGGGTGTTTTTTTCATACTGTGCTAACACAGCGTCGAGCGCATTTTTCATAATTGTTTCTTTTTACTCTTGTTAATTGTTTCTCTAAAACTCATTAATAAGTATAGTCATTTAGTCAGTAAAGTCAAACCCATAAAAACAAAAAGACCACCCGTAATGAGTGGTCTAATCATAGTATAATAATGTTTGGTTGTCAAATATTATTGTTCGTCTTCAAATGGTTTGTCAAAAGATTTTCTGATGTCAGCGTCCGAGTAATTCTCAACCTCATCACTTGTCAAAACGTATTCGTTTTTACCAGTTTGTACCATTTCTTCTTCTTTGTCAGCGAAGAAATCAGTTAGTTTTTGATTGTATGGATAACTATCTAAACTTCTTAATTGTAATTTTTCCTCAGGTGATTTCTCACGATACTTTTCAACCTTAGCCTCAATATCGTTAATCTTTGAGAAGATTTGGTCCATTTGTGATAACTTAGATTCTAAGTCAGACAATTTCTCAAACATAGACTCCATATATTCGTCTTGTTTGTCAGAAATTTTATTTTGTGTGGTAACCAAATCAGTGATATCTAATTCTTCAGTATCACCCATAGTATCTTCAGACTCTACATTACCTTCGTCATCTACTTTTTCCACATCAGGGTCAGTATCAACATCAACGGGTTCTGGAAC